ATTTCGCATAATGTATATTATGTTAAAAATCAATTACTTACGGTAATAATTAATATGACACAGTTTATGTATAAGTGCAAGAAGTGTGGCAAACAGTTCAGCATACATGCTCAATACTGTGTCCATTATTACCAGTGCAGGGGCTAGAAATGTTTGGTTCATCAGAGAAGAACGACACTGCAAAAAAAGTACAAGCAATGCAGAGTAAGGCAGAAGTTTTTTATTCAGTCATTGCTAATGCAAAGCCTGATGATCTGGTTTTTATTGGTAATAAAGCATTGAGAAAGTCCTTTATTACTTCTATTGAGCCTATCCGCAATCCAGATACTAAGCTGGAAGGTTCTCGTATTTATTATTTCTCTTTTGATCTTAATGATTATAGAGATCGTCTTTGCAGCTATATGGATTTCTGGGAACCAGAAGTTAGTTTTGAAGACATAAAAAAGATTTTACAGGATTAAAGAAATGGCATACGTCTGTGAAACAGTTGAATTAATAAACAACGTTCAGACGTGTGTTTCATACGTTCAATTTACGCCAAATTGGTTGGATGAATTGAACAATTTAGGACGAGCCGAAACCAATAGGCTTTTGGTCGAGATTATTGGCTTCTGGCTCTTATGCTCTGGGCTGCGACTGCTGCTCAAATTTATCGAAAGGTGAACATTATGACACAAGTACAAAATGAACAACGTAAAGATACTTTACGACGAAAAAATCAATCACGCGACAACTGTTGCTGCTGTAGCTGCAACTCCTGTCTTGCTTGCATCAAATGCAATGGCTGCCGAAGGTGATATTGATGTTTCAAGCCTTGCTCTTGGTGGTCTCGGTGCTGCTGCTGCTGCCGTGTTTGTAATTAAAGCAGGACCATCGCTGCTGATGTGGGGTTACAAGAGAATTCTCGGCTTCGTTGGTCGTTAATCAATTCGCCCAGTGTTTCGGCACTGGGTTTTACTTCTGTGAAGTAAACCTATGAATACTTTATATATACTTGCTGCACTTGTCGGGTTCTTCATATTACTTAGCTAGTGCTAGGGGTCAAATATGGTTCACCGCTTAAACGTCTTTCTGTTATCTATTCTGATAGCTATTTCTCCAGTCTTTATGATGAATCAGGCGTTAGCTGCCAGTCTTGGCGGTTGGTCTCTAGGTTCTCCAGTAGCTTCGGGTGCTTCTGCGATTGTCAACGGAACAAAAGAAATCATTCTTAACGGTGCTTCAAAAATTGCTAAGGGCACTGCAAAAATAACGCCGAATGCTGCACAAGTTGCAAATGTACTTAAACGTGGTGCAGCGGGTTATGCATTGTCTGTTGCTGTAGAACAGTTGCTGGGAGCGGTCGATTGGGTTCTTGATCCTGAAAATAACCGTATTAAATATTGGGAAGAAGGAGGCGGTGTATATCAAGTTGGTGCCTATGCCGATACACGAGCTCAAACAAAAGAAGCTTCTTGTAGAAAATATTACGATTATTACAAAACTGGTTCTTATGAATATAAAGGCGCTATCGGTGATGAATGTTATTGGACTCATCCCGATGCACCTAACAGAACTTATAAATGGCCAATTTTTACCGTTCAAACTGGTGAAAAAGAAGAAAAATATCTACCTTTGCCAACTGCTGCACAACAAGTAATTTCAAATGCTGCAGGCGGTGATGTATCAGCACAACAAGCAATTACTGCTGCTGCACAAGATGTAATTAATGAAGCAGAAAATGATAGTGCCAAAGCTGCTCCCATTGTTCAGCAATTAGAAGCATCAAAAGCAATTGAAGCTGAAAATACAGCGACAGGTGAACAAACACAAAATCCAGATAAACCAAATGTCACAAACATAAAGCTAGAATTTCCGGCATTCTGCGGCTGGGCACCTCTTGTATGTGAAGCTGCTCAAACTGTAATTTCGTTTCCAGTCACTCTGACGAGCTGGTGGAATACAGCTAATCAAAAAGCCGATGGATGGGCTAATTCAATTTCTCAAGCTTGGTCTGAAGCGAAAAACTGGATGACCAAAGATGAAACACCTCAAGAAGAAACAAAAGTCGAGATTGAACAAACTGTTCCTCAAATTCCTAATACAAATTATTTCAACTGGTCAGCATATTGTCCTTTTTCTCCAGGCTCTCAAACTGTGTCATTAGAAAATACAACTGCTGCTATTGATTACGATTTGACGTCCTGGTGTGAGCTTGCTGCCGATCTGCGACCTTTTGTACTTGCTGCGGGTTCTTTAATGTCTTTTTTAATTGCATCAGGTGTGATCATGGGGAGAGATGACTAATGATGAAATTACTTGTTGCTTTTGGCGAATGGTTACTTAAGGGTTCAGTACGTTCTGCATTACTCGGTGCAGGATTGGGAATAGGTACAGGTGCAGGTGTATTAGTAGCATTGCAGATTTATATAGATCGTCTTGTTACCCAGTTCGGAACATTATCAAATGATGTTTTAGGATTATTAGCACTTTCGGGGGTTCATATTTCGTTGGCTGGGGTTATTGGTGCAGTTGTATTTAGATTAACGATGAATAGTGCAAAAGTTTCACTAATTAAACGGGGTTCATAATGTCAAAAATTAGATTAATTACTGGCGGTATCGGGACTGGTAAATCATTATGGACAGTAGAACAACTATTTAAAGAACATGAAAAAACACCTGAGCGCCAGATATTTACTGATATTACAGGGATTAAGCATACGGGTATTTTAAAAGCGCCTGACGATTGGCGAGAAATACCGAATAACAGTTTGATTGTCTATGACGAAGTACAATATCGAGAGTTATTTAGTCGTCATAATTCAAAACGTGATAAACAGATTCTTGATTTAACAACGATTCGTAAACGTGGTATTGAATTGTGGCTTATTACTCAACGCGCAAGATTCTTAAATGCTGATGTGCTGGGACTGGTGAATGAACATGTTCATTTAGAACGTGTTGGACAGAAAGTAAGTAATGTTTATATATGGCAAGAAGCTGAATTAAATATTACAAAGACTAAAAAAATGTTCGCATTCGATAAATATAGATGGGCTTATCCCGAACATATATTCGGATTTTATGAATCTATTCAGCCGGATGCTAAACATAATAAACGCTCTTATTTAAACAAGGCTGTTGTGAGTATTATTATTACTCTTGTACTTGCGATTATTGCAGGTGCAATATTTGTTAAATTTGCAGCTTCCAAGGGTATTTCTGCAAATGGCGTTGATAATAAGAAACCTGAAAAGCAACAGATTACTCAACCAGTTCAGACACAGAATACAACTACGGTTACGCCTGATATGCAAAGCAAAATTAACGCTTGTGTAAAACAGTTTGGTTGGACTGCTGAACAGTGTCACGAGGCTTACGATCCGAGTATCACAGAAGCACGTCATAAAGAATTACAGGCTAGAAATAGAAATGATATGGAAACTATTGTATTTGACTACAATGCTTCTAAACCATTTCAAGATTTAAGCTCACAAGTTAGCTATCAGCCAACTGCAAAACCTGTATTTGCCGGTTGTATGAAGAAAGGCAATAAATATGTTGCATACACTCAGCAGGGAACAATTCTGAATGATGTCTCCAGTAGCGACTGTAAAAGATTAATTGAAAACGGTGATAGACCTTTTAATTACTTTCAGCAGCCACAGCAACAGCTACAAGCTCAACAACAACCACAACAACCACAACAGCAGAAGCTCACATCACTAGATGCAGAGTTTTTAGCTAAATATCAGCAAGCAAAAGCCGAGGGCTTAATATGAACTACTTAACACCATCAGACCTTCTTTCTGTTCAGCAACTATTTCAAAACTTACTTGTCTTTTCACTGATAGTCGGAATGTTTATTTCAGCTATTATTTATTCTTTTTATTTGAAAATAGTTAGAGCTATTAACGTACCTAGTCGTATAAAAACCGAGACAGGATACCTTTATCGTGCTCATAACGGTTTATATGTCACCAAACAACGTAAAGAAGACTTATTGATAGATCTTAAGTTAAAGAACAAACAGCGTTATATACGTTATCACACATATATTTTACAACGTCTTGAGTCAGCGGATTGAGCATCATTGATGCTCATAAGCTTTTTAACAAAAAAAGCTTATCGATCTGCTACGCAATGAAGAACACTAGAAGAAAAGTATTAAGTGAGTGTCTACGAACTGACACAATGGCAATATGAATATTTCCCCCTCTGATTACGCTTTTACTGGAGACATTGATGGTCATTTTTATTAAAGCATTTATAAGAATTTTACCCCTATTTCTTCTTTTAATTTTACTTCTGTTTGTTTCTAAATCATGCCAACAAAGTGCTTGTGAATCTAAAAGAATTTACTGTGATTG